AAAGTGCAGTTATGCGCAAACTCTTCCATCGCAGCACGCATGGCTGGCTGCGTACTATTTGGGTTCAGATAATCTGCTTCATCAATAATAATAACTTTCTTGCCACCACCAAGAGACATCGCACTGGCATAGTTTTTAATTTTAACTCGGAAAGTGTCAATGCCTGATTCGTCCGATCCGTTAATCATCAGATAGTCGCAACCGATCTCGTCACACAGTGCACGAGCAACGGTAGTCTTACCTGTTCCTGGAGTGCCGCAAAGCAAGAGATGCGGAATCTCTTTGCGGTCAACATAAGATTGGAAAGTGCTCTTGTATTCATCAGGAAGAATACAATCGGCAATAGTATGAGGACGGTATTTTTCAACCCACAACGCTTCATTCATAATATAACTCCTGATTGTTTATTCAGTCACTATTCTACGCCATTTCCCTTTTGTAAGCAAGTACATTTCACCATCAGGACCGACGGTTATTCCTGCGCTGACATGCTTATCTGTTCCTGGAACATAGCGTGGACCGCAACTGAGTGTGCCGTTTGGTGGTGCAAGTTGACCATAAGTAGCACCAATTATCATCTTACCATTGTGGCCATTAGATTCGATTTCTTTTACTGCTTCGCATTTCTCTGCGTCAGGAAGAACAGCAGCAGCTGCTACAACACCGCCAGTGGCTACACCACCAGCAAGACCAAGATACTTGAAAAAATTACGCCTTGTTGCCACGTTTGTGCTCCCAAATTGAATATAACCCAAGACCTATAACCAAAAGAACTGGAGGGGCAGAGGCGGGAAGCCAAAGGTAGATGGAATTGACAAGAGCAACTACCATAAACACGACTAGGAATATTCCTAATTTCACATCATCTTTATGCATAATATAACTCCGAAGAGAAGATGGGGTGGGGAAGGTGAACTCCCACGGCGAGCAGTCTGGCGGATAGTGCCGTCAAAAGAAATTGCACCCCAATAAGATTATTTAGCCACAGATTCGTAGACAGTTTGAAAATCGCTCTGCTCTGCGATTTCTTCCTCATAATTACGCTTGTGGTAAACTTTCGCCAGTTTTCGACTCAACTTCTTTGGAAGTTCGCATTCGTCCTGCATCTTCTGAAGAATTTCTTTAATCAGATCGCGCTCGGCTTCAATGCGAGTAAGTGAGTTTGAGATTTCCTGTAGGCATCCCAGAACCTTTGCTTTATCTACTTTCATATTACTCTCCGAAAGAAGAACTTGCTGCTTCAATAGCGATGTAGTATGTAATCGGAATTGACTTATGCTTGAACTGAGCCAAACCCTTCTTTGCGATCGAAACATCATAAGAGCCATCAAGCAACTTAAAGTTTTCGACCTTCATCACAACACGGAACGTGCTGCCGCCTTCAACTGTACCAATTTCAATCTTAGACTGGTCAGCAGAATCATCCTTCACGTCAGTTGCAATAAAGAAGATTGAAGAACCATCACACTCAAAAACAAAATTCGGCGAACCAGAAATACCTGCAGAACGCTTCATCCAATCAAGATCTTCTTGAGAGATTGTAAACGAACAATCTGGTGCACCAAAAGTGATTGACTTATCAGGTGGAGTTACAATAACCTTCGGCGAGCAATACTTGATGTAATCAGACTTCTTATTTGCACTGATATTGAGTTTGTCATCATCAAACGACAAATCAGCATCCTTGTAAAGAGAAACCTTTGCCAAGAGTTTATTCAGATCGTAAAGAGCAAACTCCTTGGGGAAGTTTTCTTCTACGGTGGCTTCAACAAAGATTGTTTTCAGTGGTGAAATTGTTTTCAGAGTGTTGCCAGACTTAAATTGCAGACTCTGATTGATGCTTGAAAAGTTTTTCAAGACATGCACAGTATTTTCAGAAAGTTTCATAATTAACGACCTCATTTGCTTCAACACGATTATTATATAACGAATCAACCAACTTGTCAACCCTTACAGTCAACTCATCTAACGAACAATTATTGTCCATCACAATATCATAATGCGCACCAATCCAAGCCCACTCACTAAAGTGAACTTCTGGATAAGCATTGCGCATTATTTCTTGTTTGTTATAGGTATTGCACTCACGAGCAAGGGCATACCACTCTGGATCTTCACCACGGCGAACACGAATGACTTTACCGCCAGAATTTACAATTGCATTGATTTCGTTTGGGAAACGAACATCTGCAATCACATAATTGTTCCATGGTGCTCTTTCACAGCGACGCATCACAGTGTGAACCCAGAGGTCAGGGTGAAATACATCACGACCTGCCTCTGTGCCCATTAGCTGGAGTGCTAATCTTGGTGAAAATTCTTTGCCGAGTTTTTCAGACCACCACTCATCTTTTTGTTCGCGCCATGCTCTTGATTCAGGCGTTGCACCTTCGAGCATCTCACGATCCCAACCAAAGATGATCGAGCAAGCATCTTTGAGACTATTTGCATAACTCTCTTTGAAGAAACCATGACGTTCTACCAAGAGATCTGCAACTGTACCTTTACCTGCTCCAATAAAGCCAACCAAACCTACAATCATAACAAAGTCTCTTTATTAGAGAGAGCCGACAAAGTTTGCAACGGCTGGCATATCACCAGTGAATGCATAGGTTCCAACGTGATGCGTCTTCATCCATGGGCAGAGCCAGATGCTACCGCCGATGTTACGCCACCACTGGCAGAACATATAGTCTTCAGACAAGTAACGATCTGATCCGCGACCACCATTTGCCTTGCTGTCAATAACTGTATCGAAGTAAGCATGGATATAACGCGAACCATCAAAGTTTGCTTGACCAACATGGTCTGGGCGATACTTCAATTGAGGATAGGCTTCTGCGAATTTGCTGAAGACTTCACGCTTGACCATCATATAACCTGTACCAATTTCGAGAACTTCAACTGGTTCAGCAACAGAGAACTTCTCAGTGCCAGGAACTGGATTGAAAACGAAATCACCAGCGAGTTTTTCCATATCGCCAGGAGTAATGTCTGGATGACGCTTGACGCCTTCCTTGACAGCACCCCACTTGATTGACTTCTTCGGATATGGACCACCAATTACATCCTTATCCAAAGCAAGCAATGCAATTACATCGCGCGGATCAAAATGAATATCAGCGTCGATGAAAAGTAGATGGGTGAAGCCTTCTGCGCGAAGGAACTCATCTACGAGATAATTGCGAGCGCGAGTAATGAGAGATTCATTGAAGATAAACGAGAAACGAACTTCAATGCCATATTGTGTACATGCCGACTGCAAATCAAGGCAAGACTTCACATACATGCCATGCGCGTTACCGCCATACATGGGTGTTGCAACAAATAGTTTATTTTTGCGCAACTGTTCAACAGATACTTCTAACTGCATAATTATTCACTCCAGTTGTAAAATTTTCTAATATGATCAATAATCTTAGACTGATCATCGAGATTTTCGTTGACCATTGTCTCTATATAGTCCATGAGAGTCAGCGACCCCATGATATTCGAGATTTTAGTCTTACGAGAATTTTTGAACTTGTCATCTTGATCATCTTTGCGATCAATGTGACGTTGATCAAGAGTGCTATCCTTCACTGTGAGGATTAGAATCTTGAAATCGTTTGGGAACAATTCAGAAAGTTTATCCAACATCTTACCATTGAATAAACGATCACCCTCAAAGATAACGTTTACATTGTGACCATCTGCATTTGACTCATATGCAAGATTGCTGAAGAATGCATTCGCATCTGGCTGAACCGCCATTGACAAACGATCTGTTCCCTGAAACACATTACCATCGTTTGCATATTTACCAAGAATATAAAGATTCAATTTCTTGGAATACATAGCATCAAGAAGTTTCTCTGGCTTTGAACTTACCCAATCATCAGCCATCGAAATCAATTTGAACATGAGAGTGGTTTTGCCAGTTGCTGGCTCACCACCCATCGCAATCACTCTTACCATAATGCCTCCAAACCTTCTTTCACTGGGTGCTCATCATCGAACATCCAGTCCATTCGTTCTATTCTACCTGTTCTCAGAAAATAAGTAAACTTTTCTTTGTTGATTGTATTTCTTGGGGC